CACCCACTTTACCAGTGATTTCTACGTAACCACGCTGTTGAAAATATCTATAGCCTGGAACTGCTAAGACAGAAGTAGGACCTCCTACACTCTTGTCATTAGAGGAATCATCGTTAGTATCAATATTCTTGTACCAACCATTCAGTGCCTCTGTAAAGTTACCAGGATATATTTTCTTAGCTGATAAATAAGACATTTATTTTCTCCTTTTTTTACTTATTTTTATTTATTTACTAGATTGATCCATCATCTGTTAAGAAACTAAATGCTGTTGTAACGAAGTCCTTATTAAGGATTTCAAAACCAGCGTATAGTTGCCAGATAAGAATGATAAAGCGGCTAAAATCGTCGTTATTATTGATTAGTACCTGTGCGTTTGGTCCTCCAATTCCAACTCCGATAGCTTGTGGCCCAAAGAAGAATCCTTGTGCAACTTCTAGAGAAGAATAGTTACTACCACCATCAATAGAAGCAGTGATGCTCTTTGAAGGGAAGTTAGTAGATTCAAAGAATTTAACACCTTCAAACTGTACACCTGTAGGCATTACAGGCTCTCCAGCTAGGAAGTAAGCTTGTCCAGCTTGTGGTCCTTGGAAGAAACTTGCGTTGTTAGGAATCATGGGGTTGCCCATGTACATTCCCTGACCAGGAGCACCAGAGTAACGAGCGATTTCTCTGAAGTCACTGTCACGACGTAAGTGCATCATGAATGTTGGATCAACTAAACAACGATATAAACCGTCTGCATAAGTTGGAACATTACGCTTACGTAAGTCTTTAACAACAGTTAAAAGGTCAGTTTTTACTGAGAACTGCTGTATCTGGTTTCCATACTCTGTCGCTGTGTATGAAATACGTCCTGAAGAATCCTTTGTTTTGCTACCGGCAAAATAATATCCACCTTGTGAAGAGGATGCTGCTCCGTTAGCTTCTGCTTTTGCTAATTCATCAATGAAGACCCTATCACGCCACCTTCTGTAATCGTCTAAAAGGGTTAGAGAGCCAATGCTCTGGTGGAACATGTTTAAATTACCAGTATCTAGTAGCAAACGCTGTGCTGTAACTAGAGTTTCACGAGCAATTTTAAATGTACTTGGCTGTGTAGCATCGCCTGGATCGGCAGGTCCTGTGTACTCTTTCAGTACTACAAGTACCTTTTCTTTTGTAATGTTACGACTATTTGCTGTGCCGATG